TTAATAGTATCAGGTTTATAATCTATATAAAAATTATCTAAATCACTTTTTGACGCTCCAAAAGGTATTCCTAAGTATGAAACAGCTTCAGCATTAAAATTAGCATCTAAAATATTAGTACAAATAATAACATCAGGATCATATACTATAATCTTTTCATAAAAATCTTCTGAAGTATTAACTCTCGAAAACCTTTTATCACATAAATTCAAAAAATCATTACCACTAGAGGTTCTCAAGTGTTTCGAAAAACCACAAACCTCATGTCCTTGACTTCTTAAATACGAAATCCCTTTAGAAAATATAGAATTCCTAAAGGGATCATATACTGCAATCTTCATTTTAAATTAAAACTTATACTTATTCTAATATCATCGCTTTGGTTAGGCTCTACATAGTGCTCTAACCAAGAAGGGAAAAGTACAAAAGTACCCTCTTTAGGGTCTACAGGAAAGTTTAATGCCCTAAGTCGTTTTTCTGACATATTAACTCTAGTTCTAGGGTCTACCAAAACTAGCCTACCAGAATCTTTTTCAGGTACTTTAACATAAAATACTCCTGAGATCTCTGCCCCATGTATGTGTCCCATATTAAAGGCATTAGGAAGATTAACATTAGCCCACATAGACTCAAGTTCAAAAGGGGTTTCTCCGAATTCTTTGTATTTTTCTAGTATTTCTGAGTTTGCTGTACTCATTATAGGTCTTATTATATTTTGCACCCAATCGTACTTATATAAGTCGTCATGACTTTGCCAACCTAAAAAATTACTTCTATCCCTGTTGGGAAGTACTTTACTCATTTCAATTATAGTCGTAGCTACTTTTTCAAGATAACCAGGAGCAAATTGTGCAGTAAATCCCCATATAGTAGTAGGAAAAATTTCGTGAGCATAATTAGCCATATCGTCTCTTTCTATTAACTTGTGCCTTCTATTAAACTTCTGAAATCTAAAGATTGATTGTTCTTGTGCTGGCCGTACTCTTTTCCTTTAATATTTGTCCATACTAAAGAATCAGGGCTTTCATATAACTGATCACAATCTTTACAGTAATCTATAGATTCAAAATCTTTATTCTTATGGGCTTCTCTAAGAGCCTCATAGCTTTCTCCAGACCATATTTCTGCTAAAGATTCTTTATCTAAATGCCCAAGTACTGCTTTTGAATCTTGTCCTAGTACATAACAACAAGGAACTACAGCTCCGTACTGCCCATCGAGCCCTCCGGCTCGAATGTTAATATAAGGAGCAAAAGGTCTTCCACAAGAACGTTTCTCTCTTTTTTGACGTTCATAAGGAGTATCATACTGTCCTCCCCAATTATGCATCATCCATATTTCTGCATCTATGTTTAGAGGGTTAATCCAATTAAGTTTATAATCTGCTATTTCTTCTTCTATTTTATCATTATCAAGAATTAGATGATAAGAAGTAAGGGTAGTATCATAGTTTCCTTTATCTAACAACCGAAGAAAGTGTCTACAGTTTTGATATACGTGATCAAAAGCATCTTTACTCATCCAGTGTTTGTATGTTTTTTTATCGTAACCTATAACACTCACTCTAATTGTATCAATTCCAGAGTCTAAGAGTTTACCACTCATATCTTGTGTTAAATTAAAACCATTAGTAACAATACTACAAGTAATATTATATTTTAAGGCTACCTTAACATACTCATCTATGTTTCTATTTAAGAGAGGCTCACCACTTCCCTGTAAGTTTATATCTTTACAACCTGCTTCTTCTAACTCTTCGCATATTTTTTCAAATAGTTTTAGAGGCATCTTCCGTAGAAATTGTTTTTCTCTACCTGAAGATTGAGGACACATAGGGCAAGCATAGTTACACCCCCCATTAATCTCTACGCCTGCATTGTCTATCATGTTTGTACCGATTGAATTCTATCTAAACTAGCAATCCAATTTTCATCCAATTCAGGGGAGTGACAAGGTGCAGGTTGTTTGATTCCTCTAATGGTATGAGTTTTTACTGTTCTATAAAAATCAAAGTTTAAAAGAAAAATATCAGATTTTGTGTACTTATGAAACCAATAAGTAGCTATGGTTCCTGTTAAGGGTCTGGGAATCTCAATTTCTTCAACCATAGTCTCCCAATGGGCTGGGTGCCAAAATAAAGTCTTATCGTGCCACTCAGGAGGAAAATTTCTAATCATGTTAGAACCTTCTCTATCTCCATTACCTCTGATAATATACTTTTCTTCTCCGCTACCGCTAGACGCATAATGCTCTTGCAATCCGTTACAATAGTTATTGAACCAAATATCACAGTCTCCCCAGCGACGGCTAGAGTTTATTCGTACTACTACAGGGAACTCTACCTTAATATGACTAATATCTTTACTTGATCCTACTATTAAAATAGGTCTGTCGTCAACAAACTTTATAATTTCATTGTGTAAATGAGATGAATTATCTAGAATTGAGCTTAAAATCATTTAACTCTTCTTTCCATTTTTTACTATAAGAAGTATTTTCGTATCCTTCCATCCAAGGTCCTCCTTCTGTATAATGAAGGGCTTTAGGAGAGCCGTCTTCTGGTTCTTTATACCAATCAGTGAGCCAATTCCACTCCAAAGATACTTCTCCTATCTCAGAATCATCTATCCACTGAAATCTGTGTAGAAAAGAAGGTGTTTGGTTATTTACTACTTCTAAGGTTAATTTTTTATTTGCTGGATGACTACAGTTCCAAAGAACCATTGAACTCCAGTTTTTTCTTGGATATAGATGTTGTTTCTGCCCATCCATTTTTGTAGTATTTTTAGGGGTGTAGTCGTGCTTTACTACTTGAACAGCATACTTATCATCTCTTTGCTTGAATAATTTTGTTATATCATCAAGCCAAAGAAAATCACAATCGCAATACACTGCCCATCCCTCATATTCATTAAGAAAGGGAACCAAAAAACGGGTAATTGAAAACTCTGTTGAAGCATTTTTATCTATAGGTCTCCTGTAAATATTATAATCTCTTAACTCTTGTTGAATTATAGGTTTAACCTCGCAAGGAGTAGTAGATCTTTTTATAATAGAACTAAAACAAATTTTCCAGGCAATGTCTTCTCTAGAATCATATCCTACATATACTTTATTCATTTTTTAGTACGTTTCTTTTTTCCTGCACAATGTGCTCGCTGACTAAAACCTTTTGGGTTAGAACAATTGATAGATTTTTTATACTTAGAACTCCACTTTTTAGTGGCTTTTTTAGTACGAACTCTCTTCTTTTGTAATTTTTTGGTTGTAGACGTTTGGAAGACTCGGGCTGCAATCATAGCTATTATCTCTCTCAATGTCCCACTCCTCACACACTTCTCCATATTGAACTTCGAGTATGTGGCAAGGAATATTTCTAATGTTTATACCTTTATGCCATTGTCCCGACATTATCCGGGTAGACTCAAAGGTATGAAGTTTTTCTGCAATTTGTAGTTTCCTATCTATTATACAAGAACCTTTCAAAACATACCAATGTTCATTTCTATATTTGTGTCGTTGCATAGATAAACTACCACCTGGGGATATAACAAGCTCTTTTATTTTATATCCAGGTGAATCTTCTAGTACCCTATACCACCCCCAGTTACGTTTAGTTTTAGGAGCTTTCCAATCTTCTAAAATCCAGCTACTAGAATTTAGTTTACTCTCACCCCCTACTCCAAACTCAAAACTTACTCTACTATGGTCTTTGAATTCTTCTAGTTCAGGTGTTGTAATGTTAGTCCTATCCCCGCCGTTTGCAAATATAACATCGTTATCCGTTAATTCTAATGCGTCATAGATAGCTAAAATAGCTGATCCTTCATCACAGTCTTCTACAGGAAGAACCTTATCTACTACCTCTAGGGCATCAATGATTGCTGCTCTCTCATCAATAGGCATAAAAGGCCTACCTTTTTTATTGGTAAGCCATTCGTCAGAGTTTAGGCCTACCCAAAGCTTATCTCCTAGCTCTTTAGCAGCCTTAAAGTAGGAAATATGTCCACTGTGTAGCGGATCAAATCCTCCTGTTACAAGTACTACAGTCATTTGCAGATACTCAAAATATCTCTGATCTGTTGTTCTTTTTCATCTAGTTCTTCTTCATTTTCTTTAAACATGACATTTGCTGCTGCTCTTACTGCAGTAGAGTTTAATCCATAAGTTTCTTTCAAATGCTTTACTCTTGAATTGATTTCGTCTCTTGAAGAAGCTATAGCCCCTAAGAAAGCTACAATTGTATCTAAACACTCTGCAACGTCTTGAGGATCAATAGGTTTAATTTCTTTTTTTACTTTACTCTGTGTTTGTTCTAGGTCTCTGTCTGCCAATTATTCCTCCATTATTTATTGGTCTTTAAAAAACGTATGTATTCTGACATACTATGGTCGTAAATAGAATCAAAGAACTGAAATTTAGAAATAGCTTTGATTCTACCTCTAATTGAGTCTAATATTCTTTGAATAATGGTCATATTAGTTATCTTACCTGTGTATGATAAGTATACAGGAGCGCAAGTATGTCTGAACCCCATAATATACAAAGGAACTTTAGGAACTACATCATTATTATTTACAACTCTATAGTGTTTAGTAGTAAATTTAGATACCCACTCTCGATCTCCTACTCTGGGAGATCCATATGTATAACACTTATCCGCATCTAATCTAGATGCACATAAAGTAGCTAACGCTCCCCCTAAAGAATGCCCACAAGTTATTATTTTTCTATTACCTTTCTTTTTATGCACCCACGAACTTAAATCTTCCCATATTTCATCTAGAGCGTCTTTAAACCCTACATGGACATCTCCTTTACCTAGAGAGCCTTTTGTTTGAAAAGCTTTCAAATCTGCAGTGATATCTGACATTTCTGTGGGCTCAGTACCTCTGAAGATTATTACTACGTATTCAGGTGTTAAAATAGACACAGCTTGTGTACCATTTTTATCATATGTATTCTTACTAGTTTGGTTTGGGAGAGATATAGTTTGCAAATCTCCGTAAACTTCTGCTGATAACTTTGCGAAGCGTATCAAGTCTTGTATCATCAATGGTTCTCGACTTATAAATGATTTCTCCAATTAACATACGTACATCAATTGGAGTTACTTTTTCATCTATATAAATGAAAACCCCCTCTTTATCATGAATGAGAGTATATCTCTCATCTTTGAATTTTTTAAATAATTTTCTTAGTTTTCCTGGTGTTCTTATTTTCAAAGCTACCCAGCTATCCTCATACAGTTGTTCTACTTGAAACTTATTTACTTTTTCAAGCGTTCTAACAAATTGTCGCGCTACTACTTCTCTATCTAAAGAGCTTGGCGGTTCGTTGTTTTGGAATAATCTAATCTTCACGTGACCACCCAGGATTCTCTTCTATCTTCTGTGCTCTTTGTGTAGCATGTTCTACAGCTTTTCTTTTTTCTTCGTCATGCACATATAATTGTATTAAAGCATAGTGAAGTATTTTCATAAGATCTTTTCTAGCATCAGTATGATTGCCTTTTTTACCGTACCTGTTAGTATATTTATCTACATTACCCATACAAAAACCAGTACCGTGTCCTCGATCAATAATAACTTCAGTAGATTGAAACTTATTTTGTGAATAGTGTTGTTCGTAAGTACTATCTATGTATTTTTGAAACTCTTCTATAAGTTCTTGTTCTCTGAATTTATAATCTATCATTGTACTACTCTCTTGGTTACTACAGGCTCACCTGCATACTCTTCTTCTGTTTTAATGTAATCAAAAAACTTTTGTACTGCTACCTCTTTGAACTTAGCTTCAATATCGAAATCTGCATACTCTAGCATAGGAACATGATTAGACATTAAATTTTCATCCCAATAAGTCTCAGAGTGGGCGTTTGGTTTCATCCAGTAATCTGAATTGTCTGGGTGAAAAGATTGAGACTTGTGAAAAAGAGGTCTTACTTTTCTCCATGTTTTGACTGCTTCTTTGAAGAAGTCGGAAGTATGTGTGATGTGTACGACGTCACGCACTTTTCTATTGACGGTTTTTTCTCCCAATTTAACCTTCTCCGTTTCAACCATTCTGTGGCAGGCATAGTGATGCGTGTCGAGTGTGCATCGTATAGGGATTCTCTGTGCAAGTTCGAGTGTGTGCGCAATGTCGTATCCGTTGGGTTTATCTTCATTCTCAACTGCAAGGCACTGTTGCGCGTAGTCAGATAGATAGGGGAAATGGGTTGCAAAACGTTTAATTCCATCTTCGTGTTTACCTCCGTAAAGTCCTTGTAAATGAATATTCATTGTAAATTCTTCTGCAGGAATACCCATATATTTACCGTATAAAGCATGATACTCTAGATCTTCTACAGACTTTTCTACGACGTCAGCCCTGTTAGATCCTAAAACAGTATACTGTCCTGGATGTACTGAAAGACGCACATGATGTTTTCTAGCCGCAGTTCCGGCTAGATTCAGTATATCTTTGATTTCATCTCTGATCTCGTCATACCACTCCTTCGTAAAG